AATACCATTTCTTTTTGATGTAACCAAGCAAGTTTACCATTCTCTGATTCTGGAGTTTGGTCTGACCAATCACCAGTGTAACCACCAGACTTAAGAGAAACCCAACCTGCAACAAGCTGTTTGTTGTAATAGGCTGATGTAGGACCTCCTTTTGCTTCAATATAATATGGATGAGCTGCTGATGTATCAATTTTAGATATTGTCCATTTAAAGTTGCCATTAAATAAATTATTATCTTGAGCAAAACTAGTCATACCGACCAAACTATCGTCCGCGTTTCGTGTCTTATATAATGTTTTATTTTTATTTTTGATGGTAATTTTTTGGTTTTCTTTATACTTTGAACTACTTGCAGTAGAAGAATTACTAGAACTAGATGTACTACTTGTTGTACTAGAACTAGATGTACTACTTGTTGTACTAGAACTACTTGTTGTACTAGAACTGCTTGAAGAAGAACTTGATACATTTTCAGCAGTTTTAATCTTCCCTTCCAAATTTTCAATAGCTGTTTTCAAATCTGGTAAAGTCGTTTCTACTAATGTTGAAATACTGGTTTTCAAAGCTGATAAATTTGAATTAGTATCTTGCATTGTTTTATTAAGAGTTTCTTCTATATCTGTATCTCCATTAACACCTAAATATTCATTTAATTTATATAACTCATCATACAATTCAGTTAAAGTATCAACAGTAGAAACAATAGTATTTTGATATTCACTACCAGAACCAAAATTAGAATCAAACCAATTACTCCAATCTGATGAAGTAGAAAGACTACCTTCAATAGAACTGATAATACTTGGATCAATACCAGCCGCCCTTAATGCAGATTCTTTTTCTGTTTCACTCATACTATCCCAATCTAAACCTGATGAAGATTTTAAATTGTTATAAGCACTTAAAACATCTTGACTACCAGACACCATTACACTCTGGTATTTATCTTTAATCTTTTGAACTGCTGCATTAACAGTATCTTGAGTTACGCCCTCTTTTAAATTACCATCTTTATCATAAAGCTCTTGATACACTGACTTTAATTCATCTTGCATTGCCTGCATATCAGAATAAAATGTGCTAGTAGCGGAAGCTAAATTGCTTTTATCCAACTCATAGACTTCGTTTTTAGCTGTTTCATAAGCGGACTCCGCATCTGCAATCTTTGAACCATCCGCAACATACTGATAAGAATAATTACCAGATTGGTCACGTCTTAATTTAAGATTAGTCTTATTATTGCGGGCGTCCTCTAATGCTTGCCGCTTAACTTCTAAATCTAATAACTTCTGCGCTCTATCAACATCATATTGACTTAACTTTTCTTTCTCTTGTAAAATCTTTAACTGTTCATTATATACAGTAGTTAATTGTTGTTGATAAGATAGATTATCTGTATCTGAAATTAACTTATTAGCATAAGAGCTAAAATCACTAATTTTATATGGAGTTTCAGTTTCATCAAGATATCTCTTAGACGTTGTTTGCAACCAGTTGTAAGCTGTTTGAGATGCCGCCAAAGTTTCACCAAAGATTTCTTCAAAACTATACTCAACTATATCACTAATAGTATTAGTCATTTCAGTAAAAGTGTCTTCTACAAGAGTGGTTATTTCTGAAATCATATCTTCTACAGAGTCATATAAGTTCTCTTTATTCGCATCAACTTCAGCTTTTTTAACAGCGTAATCCTCTTCTAGTTTAGTTGTATCTGTATCCAAAGCATCACGTATCTCTTGCGTTTTTGCTTGACTTTCAGTTATTTGTGTATCTAATCCTTGATTAGCTTCATTAAGAGCTGCTATGTTATCTGAATTTGTATTATATTGTGTTACTAAACTGTCAACATCAGTGGCAGAACTGTATTCACCAGCAATAGCGTCACTAAGAACTTGTCTAGCATTCTTATCACCGTTTAATACACTATCTATTGTTTTTGAATTATTAATAATAAAATCATCACTTAGAAAATCTGATAAATACATATCATAGCTATCTCCAAATTCCCCTTGCAATGCTTTCATAACTCTATCTTTTGCTTTTGTATAATTGATATTATTTGAATCATATTTTTGTAAAACGCTTTTATCACGTTCCCAAGTATCAGATAATTCATTAAAATTACTAGTTTCATAGGGTTCTGTAGCGTTTGTCTTTTTTTCTTTTTTAGCTTGTATGGCTTTTATTTTCTCTTGTATTTCATTATTTTCTTCTGTTGCTTTTGTAATCGCTTCATCGTTTTGCGCTCTTTGAGATATTAAAGAAGAGGTAACAGATGCTGATGCGTTATAATCATCTTCTGTATACTTAGTTTGTAATGCTTTTCCATCTTCGTATGCCTGTTCTGCTAATTTTTCTTCATCAACTAAACTTCGTCCTGTAGTTGGATCTTTATCATATAAGTTTCCGCCATAGTAATAAACTAAGCTAGTAGAATTTTCTAATTCTTGTCGAGTTAATTCGTCTTGCTGTTTTAAATACTTATTTGCTGTTCCAGAGTAAGTTCCATTATTAAAATTGCTAAAAATATTAGACATAGCACTAATAATATTATTTCTACTCTCTAAGCTATTCTTCCATTCAGTAAATACTCCATAAGCCTCACTAATAGTTTCTGGAATCAAAGCTATAAGATTAGATAACTGAGAGGTTAATTCAGTATATAAACTTTCTAAATTATCTCTAGTAGTTTTGCCTTCTTCAATATAATCAGACAATTTACTATAATCAGTTTTTGTCATTTCTTCATTAATCTTGCCTTCAACTGAAGTAGCTTCGCTTTTATAGGTAGATATAGTAGATTTAGCGTTTGCTAAAGAAGATAATGCATTATAAACTTTACCATTTATAGATATATCAGCTGTAAGAGCTTCAGACAATGACTGACCTAATTCTTTAATAGCTTTTTCCGCTTCAGCTGTATCTACTTTAACCTGCCACTCATATTGCCAAGCATTAAACATTGAATCTGCGGCACTTTGTAAAGAATTTTCCGCATTTTCTGTAGCTGAATAATAGCTAGAAATATTAGAATCTTGGTCTGACAACTCCGATTGAACGTTTTCATATAATGTTTTTAAAGCATTATAATACTCACTCCACATAGCTTTTGTGTCATCTTTTTTAGCCGAACTTTCTTTCTTTAATGCAAGTTGTTCTTCACTTTGAATTTGTTTTAAAATTGCCGCACTATTAGAAATTGCTCCATTCTCATCATATTTAATTGAATTAATAATAGATTGTAGTTTCTTATATCTCTTTGAAGGAATATCAGTATTTTTCTTTAATAAGTTTTTAGCTTTTTTAATTTGAGATTTAACATTAGCGCTATTATCTTTGATATTACTAGCATACTGTTCTGCTTGTTGTTGATACGTGCTTGCTTGCTCTGTATATGTAGCAGACTCTTCTTTATAAGCAGAAATTCTTTCACTGCCAACTTTATTTTCTGTAGCTCTTCCAAGTTTATTTAATTTATTGCTAACTTTAGTAATTTGATTCTCTAAATTATTTATATTTAATTCAGCTAAGTCCTTTTTAGCCTGTTGAGTATCCAAAAGAACTTGAAAACGAGTATCAAATATTTCTTTTATAGCACTAACAATTTGGTTAAAATTACTAGTGGATTCATTAGAAAGTTCATTATATTTACTTGTATCAGTCTCATACTCATCAACAGCATTATCAAATACATCTTTAATCCAATTCTGAGCTTTTTCTCTATTGGATTTTTTATTACCTTTTTTCCCTTTCTTCTTTCCGCTTTTAGCATTAGCTTGATCAATTAAATTTACTCTAGTTGCTTCATCATCAAGTATTTTCTTGCCATTGGCATCCTTCATTATTTTTCCATTTTTATCAGTTTGCCATACTCTAGCTTTTTTATAGTTTAAACCATTCTTTTTTGCGGATTTAATTAAATTGACTTTCTTACCAGTATCAATATCTGTAACAGTTTTACCAGCAAGCTTACTACTAGAAGTTGTTAATTGCTTTTTAGCTTCTTGTTGTTCTTTCTTAATATATTGTTGCTTTTGCTTTAATAACTTAATTTGCTTTTCAAGACTTTTAGCATAAGCTTCGCCATCTAAATTAGAACTTAAGTTTTGAATATTAGTTAATTGAGTTTCAATCTTAGCAAGTTTCTCTTCCCACTTCTCATATGGATCATAATCATTATCCATTTTATCAGTTTTGGAGTTTGAACCTGATGATTTTGAACCAGAAGATGATGGAGTATAACTATCTACACCACTATTATTATCACTTGTTCCAGTGATTTTTGAGACTAAACCAGTCCATACTTTAACTTTTTTAGTACCCCATGAAAATCCATTTTTTGCAGCTTGAGCTCTATCAGTAGGAGTTCCAACTGTTACATCACTTCGAGAATCAGTAACAGGAACTTCTACAGTTTTATATTGAGGTTCTAACTCAAAGCCTAATGCATTCATCATTGTTTGGACTTTTTCATATGCAATACCAGATTTTTTTATAAAGTCATCATCAACATAATCATCACTTAAGCTAACTCCAATTTCTGGAGAGGGTAGATTATCAATAAAACTAGTTAGCTCTTTAACTTCTTTATCGTCTAATTCTAAGTCTGGTATTAATGTAGTTTCAGCCCATTTTTTAACAACGTCTTTACGCATTGTTTCCATTGCATCAGCGTCGCCATTAAGCATCTTTTCTATAGTTTTAGAATGATTAGCAATAAATTCATCATCAATGAAATCATCCATTTTCATATCATCGCTACCAAAAAGATCTTGCAATGAATCTCTAATTCCTTGCATAGCGTCTTGATAATCTTTAGAATTCGTATCTCCTGAACTTATAGCCTCTTTATAATCATCCCATTTATCACCTAATTCAGCTAAAGCATTTTTTTCATTAGCCACATTAGTAGCAATAGTTTGAGCTTCTGCGTCTGCTACTTTTTCAGTTTCTTTTATCTTCTTTTTTAACTCATTCCATTGTTTCTGTTCTTTATCTGATAATTTTTTGCCTGCATCTTTCTTTTCATCTAATGCTTTTTTTTCTTTTTTCCATTCCGCTACTTGTTCTTCAGAATTTTTCTTAGCTTTGTTTGCGGTTTTATCTAATTCAGCACGACTAGTCTTGCCATCTTTAATCATTTGAGTCTGAATGATTTTATTTTGGTCTTCGACTTGGTTCATGGTCAATCCCGCTGTAGTTAAATCATTTATATTATCAAAAGTAGAAGCATAAACTTTTGTTTGTGCTTTAGTTGCATTAGCGTCGCTAGCAATTCCAGATGCGTCTCGCATAACTTTTTGAAGCTCATCTGGATCAACTGTTAATTTATATTCATTTTTTCCGCTATCCGAAGTCCCACTGTATGTTAAATAGTCATCAACCTTATCTCCAAGAACTGCTTTAATTTTATTATAATCTGAAAGGTTGACTTTGTCACCAAGCTCTAAGTCGGAAACTGCGTCCCAAGACGTTGCAAATTCATCTGCTGATTGAGATGCTGCATCGCCAGCTTCTAACATTCTAGTTTTTAAGTTATCTAGGCTTGTTTCAAATTCTTCTCCAGAGCCTTCTAAATCAGAATAAGAAACTCCCAATTCTTCTAGTTTAGACTTAAATTGTTCTGCTGGACTAATTGTACTATTCCAATCAATGCTATCAAATGCTGTCCCAAGTTCTTCTACATATTCTGAATTTTTAGAAAATAAATCAGAAAATTGTTGTGTAACTTCTTTTTCTTCTTTTTCATATCTTTCTTCTTGTTCATCATGTTTATCATGATCATCGCCTGTTCCTGTTACATCTGAATAAGCAGATTCTATTTGTTTTAATCCATTAGCATATTCTTCTTTTGTTTCATAAGAAGCGTTATCAAGTCCAACTTCAGAAATCTTATCTGAATATCCATCTAAAGAAGAAGATTTTCTAAACAATTCTCCTAGCTCAGAAAGAAAAGCTTCCCCTAGTTCATCTGCACTATCATAACCAAAAGCATCTAATGTATCCTCATCTAAATTTAATTGATTAGCTCCACCATTTCTAAAAAATGTAATTAAATTATTTAATTGACCATCTGATAATTTATCTAAATCCTGACCATTTAAAAAATCATATAATGTATCTTGTGCTACTTCAGCATCAACATTAGCTCCAGCAGCCATATTCTTTGAAGCACTATTAATATCATCTAAACTTGTATTATCAACTGCTTCAAGTCCACGTTCACCAGCTGCCGCATTTTTAAATTGGGTATCTTTAGTCCAATTCTTAGCGCTTTTTGTTTCAGATTCATCTTCACCATATGAAACTTCATATTTTCCGCCACCAGTTTTTCTAACAGTAGCATCATCACCATAAGTTAATTTAGCGTATTTTTCAATAGCTTCTTGAGTTAAATTACCATCATCATCAAGATCATCATCAGAATATCCGTCATTTTCTTCCGCTTCTTTAACTGCATTTTCATAGTTATTTTCAGCGACTTTTTGCATTACTTGTTTTTCTGAATCAGAAGCATTTTGATATTCGTCATTTTCTTCTAATTCAGCATCAACAACAGATGCAACATCTTGTTCATCTTCTTGATCTTGCTCTTGAAAAACATCGACAGCATTATTAATAGCATCAACAATATCTTGGTCACCGTTTATTAAATCATCAAAATAACTAAGCATTGCTTCGTCAGTTCCACCTGCTCCAAGAGCTGACATAAAGCCTATCTTAGCTTCATCTGTTAAATTATCAGATAGGGTAATTTGATTGTCTTTTAAATATTCAAGACCAGAAGAAACTTTACCTTTAGCCTCATCTGTATCCATACTTAAACTTGCAAAACTTACAGATGATTTTTTACCAATAGTATCTTGTACATTACCAACAGCAACGTCTCTCTCACCTTGATTAACGTCCATATCTGCGGCGGCTTTTGTGCTTAATCCTTTAATATACTGTTGTCTAGTATATTCTAATTGAGCTTGCTTGCTTTCTTCAGTAATATAAGCTACACCGTTCTCATCAAATTTAACTTCAAGTTTATCATAACTATCAGCTAATTCTAGTATCTGTTGGTTTAATTCAAGAACTGCATCTTTCCATTCCGTAGTCCCTTTAGTCATATCATCTAAAGATTCACGAGAACTAGATATATCTTCTAAGCTAGATTTTAAATCACTATATTTATCAGACAAATCTTGAACTGCTTCTGCGGCTTCGCTTGCAGCTTCTTTTGATTTCTCAAGAGATTCAGTAGCCTTTTCTTCGTTGGATTTCATTGCTTCTGTAAGAGCTTTAAACCCTGCTACTGCCACACCTATTATTGCTACTACCGCAATTATTGGACCAATCACTTCAATAAAAGCAACCTTTACCAACTCTCCAGCAGCAGCAAGACTAAGCGATGCAGTTGTAGCACCACCCTCAGCTACAGTTAATGCGCCAGTACCTACTGTAGCGGCTCCTTCCGCAACTGTCTGACCTGCCTCTGCAGCAGTTTGTGCTCGTGTAGCCACAGCAGATGCTTTCTTCATTTTATTTAAGGCTTTTATTGAACCTGTAAAAGAAGTAACAGAAGAAGCTAACATTGGTAACATAAACCCAACCGTAGTCAGAGTTTCTAAGACTTTTTCAGAAGTAGATAAATCATCATCACCCCAAATGCTACCTAAACTTTGTACTAAAGAAATTCCTGCGGCGACTGCTGATAAAGCGTTTACTATACCATTAAACTTTTCTTGCGCCTTAGCCGCAGCTTCGCCTTGTGCTACGATACTATCTACGCCATTTTGAAGATTATCACTATCGTCTTTAACATTATCAGCTTTCTCTCTGTTAGAGCTATATTCTTCCGCTTGAGTAACTGTTTGTTCATCAGTATCAATGTCTGTTTCAATTCTTTCAACTTCACCATTAGCATCTTCAGCTTCTTTTGCAGCCTTATCAGCTTTGCTTTTAGCATCTTCTACTTGTTTATCTATTTCTGCTGAATTTTCATCTAAGTCTTTATCGACCTTTTCTGCAACGTCTTGAATCTTATCTTCAATTTCTAATATTTGTTCACAAGATTTTAAAATTTCTTCAAGAACTTTTAATTCTTTGTTAAGATCTTCTACATTACTCTTAACAGCTTCTCCTCTTTCAACTTCTAATTTATTTAACCTTTCAAGTTCTTTTTCTTCTTCTGCATTTATTGTGTTATTTTGTTTTTTTGCAGTTAATTCTGACTGTGTCTTTTGCTCACTTTCAGTTAAAGGATTTCCGTTTAAAGCCCTAGTAATCTGATTTCTTCTAGCTTCAATATTTTTAGTAGTAGCTTCAGCCGCTTTACCGCCTGTTGGCTCGACAACTCCCTTACCTGTTATTGATTTAAGATCTTTATTTATCTTATCTTGAACTTGTGTTCTTAACTCATCTTGTTTAGTAGCAGCTTCAGCCACAGTCAGATCTTCGCCATTATAAGTAATTTTGTACTTATCGTTATTTAAAACTGCTTTATCTTCTTCAGAAGCCTTATTTACAAAAGTAGTTCTATTTTTAGCTGCGCTATTTCCTTTTTTTGGATTTTTGCTTAAATTAGTTTCTTCTGTAATTGCTCCATTATTAGCTTCACTAAACCTATATCTAAGCCCCTGTCTTTTTTGTGTTTCCTTTAATTTTGCATTTGCTTTGCTTGCCTTTTCATTCTTTTTTTCTGCATTTGCCTTTGCTGTTTCTAATTTCCCTTGCTTTTCACTAATATCTTCTTTTTTCTTTTCAATATAATCAGCGCCATACCCATTTTCAGCATTGAAATTCTTTGCATTTAAGTCTTTATTACCACTTGTTTTAGCTATTAATCCTGCAATAGTCCTATATTCAACTTCTTGAGCTTTTAAATTTGCAAGTTGGTTTACTTGCTCTTGATATTCTTCTTGCTGTTCTTGAGTTAATGTCTTTTTAATATTTTCTAATTTCTCATAATATGTTATTTGAGTTTGTAACTCTACAGAAGAACCATTAGTTTCCCCAGCCCTCTTTAATTGCCAAGCGGGAACATTTCCGTTATTCGCTTTATAATTACTTTGATAATTGTTAATAGCTCTACCAGCTGTTAAAACTTGATTATTTGCAACTTCTTTTTTGTTCTGTAAAATAGCTTGGTTTTCTTTTGCTACTGCTTTATTTCTTGTGTATGTAGCAATCTCTCCTTGAATTTGCTTAGAAAAGACTTTAGTAGCCATTACACCAAAACCTGCTAATGCAGTAGTTCCACCACCTAAGCCTTTAACAATTCTATCAATAGCATCTGCAACTTCTGTTAATGCAGAAATCATTGGTTTAATTGCGTCAGTATCAAATAAATCCTTATAAATACTTTCTGCAGCCGCACCTAATCTTTCTTTATATGCTTTTAAAGAAGTTTCAAAAATTTCTTGCTGTTCGTCTAATTGTCCACTTGCATTTTCAGCAGTAGAAAGAGTAGATTGATAGCTGTCCCAGTTATCGAATAATGCAATCAACTGTGTATACTGTCTCTTACCTGCAAGAGCAACAGCCGCAGCTTCTTTCTGACCTTGATTCCATGTATTCCACTTTGCGGCAGTATCATCCATAACATCGCCCAATGCACGAACATTACCTTCTTCGTCCATCAGTTCAATGCCCATTTTTTGTAAATTACCTGTAACAGTACCAAGACTAACACCAAACTCATCAGTAGCAGAACTATCAATAGAGAAGTCCTGCATACGAGCATAAATAGTCTTTAATGAAGTACCAATACTTTCTGGAGCTTCTCGTGTTACTGCTTCAATAGTTGACATCTGTGCCGTTAATTGGTCATAACTTACACCTACTGTATTTGCGGTTGAAGCAACCTTTTGCATACCTGAAGCTAGTTCCTCGAAACTTGAAGCGGTGGTTGCCGCAACAGCAGCCATCTTATCTGCATATAGTTCCATCTCATCTTCAGATGCTTGGAAACCATTCCAAATTGCAGTTAATTCATCTGCAGTAGTTGAAGTATCCTGACCAGTAACATTAGCTACCTTAGTAGTGATTTCCGCTTTCTTTTGTGCAGATGAAGAACTATCACCTTGCTGATAGTAAATCAATGCAGCATTAGTTAAATCAGTTGTACTTGCGCTTAAACTTTTAGCTGCTTCATTAGCCCAATTTGCAACACTTTGCATTTGGTCAGCGGTCTTACCAGTTACAATTTGAATATCATTTAAAGAAGTATCCAGTTTTTCCGCAAAAGAATAAGCGTTTGAAATACTTGAAGTTAAGCCTCTAAAAATAGAAGATGAAACTCCCCATTTAACTGTATTCTTTAATGTAGTAAATGTTGAATTAAGTATCTTACTACTTTCTTTCATTTTAACATTAGTAGAAAGAATAGAAGTACCTAATTTATTATATGCTAAAACTCCGTTAGTACCCATACCATCCAATTCTTGTCTAAATTGTGTTAAGGTCTTTCCAGAGCTTTCTAAGTTCTTATTAAATGCGGACATATTATATGTCCCAAGTTTACTATTCCAACTATTATCTAAAATAGTTTGCAATTCAGATGCGGCGACTTTAGCTTTTTCCATTTCTTCAGTTAAAGTACCATTAGATTGCGCCTTATTTGCGGCGACCGCAACATTTGTTAATTGATCTTGTAGTTGTTTAAAGCTCGCGGTATTAACTTTCGCTTGAAACTCTAACTCAACTTTTGACTTTCCAGTTGCCATTCCTTATTCCTCCTCTTGTCTATTGGACATAAAAAAAATCCCTGTTATTATATTATATAATAACAGGGATAAAAGTATTAATAAGAATTGACCTTTAACCTTCAACTGGCTGATTGGTCTTAATATCACGTCCACCATTAGCCGCAGTAGCAAAATCAATTACATTTTGAAACTGTTCTGGATTAAAATTTTCCATAATCTGCACAAAAGAATTAGCTTGTTCTGGAAGGTCGTTAATAAGTGAACGAATAGCGCCACCCGCCCTTGAGTTATAATCTTCCATATCTTTAGCTGTTGTTTCAATAACATCTTTTAAATAGGCATATTCTGAATCTGGAATAAGTTCAACAATCTTATCCATAATACCATTACTAACTAGAGTATCATAAATCTTCTCTGGATCTTCTTTCTGCTTTTCAGTAAAAGAAATATCAGTATACATATATACTAAATACAGATGGAAGAAATATTCTAACTTAATAGGATTATAAATAGCATCCTCTTTTGAATTTTGTAATGTTACCATTACCAAATCATATTTATCTTTAATAGGTAGATATTGGGATACTTTAATATCATCCATATCATCACTTAAAGATAATGTTTTATACTCATTATTTAACTTTAACTTCATGTTCGTAAAAGTTGCTCTCATGTCATTTTGTCTCCTTTATGTTTTCTTTTTATTATATCAAAAATTCTGCGGAATGTCAAGTTATTCTTCCTTTTCTACACTGTTCATAACTTCGTGTAACAAAGACTCCCGTAAAGAAAGACCTGTATACTTACCAGCAATATATTGTTCAATTAAAGCTGCTGTACTATAGACCTCAATAGCACTGTCACCGCCATCTTTATTCCTTTGTAAAATTAAAAATTCTGCTACTGGTATAAGATTCCCTTCAGAATCAATTAAACCAGTACCCATTAATTCATAAGTCATTTGTAAATGTCTTTTATGAGAAATAAAATCTTCTGTATTTTTTTGACTGGAATGAAACATATGGTACCATTCATGTTCACGTTCTGATTGATCATATCCTAATGCAGTAAGAGTTCCCATAACTGATTTATAATCTTGAGCAGCATCGCCGATTTCAATTCCACCACTTAAAATTGTAGATTCCATATAATTCTTTATTGTATAAGTATGTCCACTCAATAAACTGGCAAGTTTTTGAAATTCCTGCGAACCTTCAACCTCTCCTTTAAATTTAATCGTACCAATCTTAACATCTATCTTTTGACCAAAATTTTCAAAAGATTGTAGCATAGAAGATCTTGCTGCGTCTCGATTTGCTTTCTTTTTAAATCGTTGGACCGCCGCCTCTACTAATGGTTTTGAATCAACAATAGAAGCTAATTGTTTACCAGTACCTTTCGCACTATTTTCCCCAGAGATAATTATTTTTTCCTCACTAGCCGCCTTTGTAATAGAATTAACCAAAGAAGTAACAGCAAATTCTACAATATCATCATAATCAGCGTCTATTAATTCTTGTCTAACATTCTGTTTAGCTTGTTTATGAGTAATTCCAAACAAATCTTTATACTGACTATATTTATTTGCCCCTAATACTTCTTTTGCTTCTTCATACATTTTATCTCTAACTAACTTTGCAAAATAATTTTCTTTGCTATCTGCTTTGCTATCCGCTTGCTTTAATAATTTTAAACAAGTATCAAATTGTTCTTGTATTTCTTTTGCCAATGCTTGAGATGTTTCCATAGACTGTGCTTTTAAAAAGTTTTTTGTCAAATTTGCATGAATATTTTTTAAATGCTCAACAGCCGAACGACCATCATCTTTAAGATATAAAATATTAGCCATATAAACAACCTCCTTTTTCTTATAAAATAAAAGAAAGGGGAAAGTTTCCTTTCCCCTTATTTATTAAGAATACAATAAATCTTCTTGTTCATCTTCACTTACTTGATCATCAGTCTTTTCTTCGCCCTCATCTTCAGAATCGGAACTTACGATACCAACACTGAATAGGTCACTAGAAAGAGCTTCAATAACTTCAGCTACTTCATCTTTAGTTGTAGCTTCATTAATAGAAGCCTTAGCAACTTCATAATCTTCGTCGCTCAATAGACGAGCGGCTACTCCTCTAGCAGAAGTTTTTGCAGCATCAACAGTTGTAGCAACCTTAAGTTGAGCAACAACATCATCTTGAACAATAATGCTATCAGCAGTAAGAACGTTCAAAACGCCTTCCTCTCTATAAGGAACTTTCTTTGTTAGAATATCATCTCTAGAACTTGTGCTTGCCATCTAATCCCGCTCCTTTCTTATTGTGCGCCACCATGAGGCATTACAGTTTCCCAATTAGTTACTGCGGCATCTGCATCTTCAACAATCTGAATTACGCACAATACCTTTTTAGTCTGGTCAAAATACGTATAACCCGGAAATGCATCCATTGTGAAATCAAACGTACTTGGATCTCCAGAAGAAGCCATACTAAATGTGAAGTTAGATTGAATCTTAACATTAGGCAATGTAATAATAGCTGGCATATCAACACCATTATCCTGACGTCTAAATAGTGTATCAGCCTCTACATAGTAGTAACCAGCAAAGTTCTCTGCATCAATTTGAATTTCAGATACAGTGCTTGCCTTACGAGATACATAGTAATCTACTACTACGGTCTTACCTACAATAGAGTCATCTTTAACTTTCAACTGAGCTTCCTCAACATTGTAGTCTACCTGATATACATCTCCTGTTGCAGAACCATCTGCTTCCGTACCAAGTACGAAAAGAGGTGCATTAGGACAAATTTGCTCATCTGCGGAAAGCGCATCACCCAAATTAATAATACCATCGTTATCTACCAAAGCTACAGTGGTAGCATGAACATTGATATATTGAGTATCTTTATCAGTACCTTTGATTAACCCTGCACCAGAAAGGATAGAGAAACCAATAGGTGAAAGCAAAGCGTCGGTTACTGTGAAAGTAAGAGTTTTCTCACCTTCCCAGCTAATCAGACGAGAATTACCACGTCCACCAGTTGCATATACAGTTGTAGCTGCACCTTCTAGAGTGGAGGTTGTTGCAGTATCAATGTAAAGAACTGGTTGCTTTGCCTGAAATTGAGTATTTCCGATTTTAACTGCGGATTTAGCTCTAAATACTACATTCGCAATTTCTCTTCATGAATAAATATCATGGACTATCTCTTATAAATACGCTAGGTATTTATATGCCTGTTTTGATTTACGTGTCAATAGTAAACCTCAAAGTCTATCAAGACTATTAGTCTCTACATCGCTGCGGCAATCGCCGCCATGACACGGGATTCTGTTAAAACCATTCCCCGTTAGCTGATTAAAAATCAACCCCTTACGACAATAAGGATAAGGCATATTAGCGCGAGAGTTCACGCCAAATTTCATAAAATTTTTCCTCCTTAATTATATTTGAAAAATTTATCTTTTTTTCTCTTTAAAAATAATTCTGGATTATTTTTATATATAAAATCTCTTATTTTTAAAGAATCATTTTTGCCAAAGACTAAAGAATAATATTCTTTATTATAACTTCCGCCCTGTACGTCAGCTTTTTCTTTCAAAATATTCCATAATTTTTCTAAGAAATCCCAGCTTCCGCAAGTAAAAGAACAATTAACTCTTTTACCTTTAACATCCCATACAGAACCATCACCATCAAAATATCCTCTAATAAAATCAGATAAATATTCTTCTGGAACTTCTGGAAATTTTAAAGTCATACTTTTACATTCTGATCCTCCAAGAGATACTATATCATTATATATTACAACACAACTAAAATTTAATCGACAAGCCTGCTTATCAACAGCATCAAATATATTCCCTTGATAATCTAGTTCTTTTGCAAACTGCTTTAAAATATATTTATCTTTCATACTCGTTGTAATATCAAATATTTTTCCATTATAGATACATCCATCTGCGCACCAAAAACCAAACATATAAGCCATATTATTTGACCAAGTTTTAAAATAATCTTGATTAATATGATATATTCTACTATTTTTTGATTGAATAGCACTTTTTTCTTCTTTTGATATTTTTTTAATAGATTTATTATTTCTATAACAGAAACTATAAATTTGATTTTTTGTGTATTGAGAATCAAAAAACTCAACCCATTGAGATAATGTTTTTAGTTCACTTTGTTGCAGCAAAATCTCTTTATGTTTTGGTAATATAGCCATGTATTACGCTCCTTTTAATGAATATCTTTCATCCAATTATCTGGCTCTTTCATTCCTGAAGCGCCAGCTACTTTAGCTGAAAAATACTTTTCACTAGCCTGATGTAACCCATATCGCTCCATTAAATCATCTATTTGAAAAAGCGAATAATGACTTACTTCATTGATTGATAAATGTAAAGCAACAGAAAGAATAGAGATATAACGGCTATATACCGCTACTTTTTCTTCTTTACCTTTGTTTTGAGCAATTTTTTCTCTATATTTTCTAAACTTTTCTGCTAAAGCCTTAGCTTTAGGTCCGCCCGGATTATAAGTTCGCTGTGCTTCAGATTCTTTATCTAAAACACACATTTTTCTTATTATTTGCTTAAAATCATCATAATTAAATTGATTTATAGTTTTTGGAGGTTCTCCTTCTTTTTGAAGAACTATTGCATTTGGTTGCAAACTAATCTCATAATCTGGAAACAATAGAGATAAAACTAATAAAGCCCCTTGAATCCTTTCAGCAAGATTCGGATCTGCTGCTCCTTCAATCATTATTGACATTAATATTTCAAAATCACTCTTATTAGATAAACGAGTTTTGTCCTTTTCTGATAATTGTTCTTTAGAAAAATTTAATAGTCCAATGCCTAGAAAATAATTTTTCTCTGTAATATGACCAATATCATAAGGAGTTAATTGATGTATTGCGACTTCCGCACTAATGAAAGGAATGTCAACTCCCGTATTAAGCATTAAATCATCTATTAAAACCAATTTAATCACTCCTTTGCAGGAATCTTATCATCACTTCCATGAACAGCTCTATACATTAAAGTATAGCCGCTAAACTCCTCACTTAATCTAATCATACTGCTTCCTAAGAATTGAAAAGTACCAATACCAGATAATCTAGAATTGTCCAAAATTCCATCAATGTATCCCATCATTTTTACAGGTCTAAGCCTATAATCCCCTAAGTCCCATAAATCAATATGACTAATACAATCAATACAAACAGTACAATCTCTAAATTCATCATTTGTACTATTCCTAGTAAAATTATCAAAAGTAATAATCATAATCGCGCGCTTATCTGCAAACTCTTCAACATCTATTCTTGGTCTAGTAATAATGTATTGATTATCCATTAGCCAAGGTAATGTTGCTTGTTTTAATACATCTTGATAAGCGGGATTCTGCATATTATCTAAACAGTCATTTCCATTAATAACTAATAAACTTTTTAAGATATCACTATAAGGACGAGATTCTACAAAAAGTTTCTTTAGTATAATCTCTAAATCTTTATCTACCGTTAAAAATGAAGAACGAACTGGCGGTCTTGCCAAATTTCTAACCATTTTTATATCTCCTTTTATCTCATTATATTACATCTTATCAATAGTAACATGAATAGTGTCTATGACATTGTCCTCATATAAATATGATATATCAAACTCTCCAGACTTACCGGTCATTACTTCAATAGTAACAAATGTAGGAGTCTCTTTAATTATTCTAGCTTTTTTATTGTCAATCTTCCAGTAGCCCGGAACCTGTGTATCTATTTTATATGTTGTAACATCATAAGGTCTAATTGAAGTTTCACCTTCAATATTTGTCTCTTGCGGCTGCGGCGATACCTCATATGCCTCTGCAGCTTCTGCAATCGTAGTCCTATAATCTTCAAGTAACACTAATTCAATTATCCCATCGCCGCAATACCAATCTATAGCTTGAACCTCATATGGAAAACCATCAACTTTAACTTTCTTAAATCTATGAAAATATTCAGTTGTTAATTCATCTTTTGTTATGAAAACATTTAATGAATAATTTGGTTCATTGATATTTCTATTATTTTTCTCTAACCAGTCAATTTTTGTTTCAACTGGACCACGTACGTAAATTGGATATTCGTTTCCATCAAATTCGGCTATCCCTTCGCACTTTCTACACTCCGCCCTGAAATATGCCCGTTCTTGTTTATACTCCATATAAACTATCCATTTACTTTCATCTTCCACCCAAGTAAACACATCCCCAGCTTGCAGACCAATATCAATTAACCCCTCGGTAGTGGTCTGTTTTTGTGTATCATTTAAATCAATGCATTGATAAGGAATAGATAATATTTTCATGTCATAATCCACTTTTAAATTATCTGGATTTAATAGACAATTAAATAAATTACCATTTTTTGTTTCTATTGTAACAGTTTGATAAGAATGATTAATTGAATGTCTTAAGCTGTTTAACTTATCGGCAATCATTCTATCTGTTTTTCTAGCGCCGCCTCTATATTCTAAACGCCTTTTCATTAGTTCTAATGACATGTATCTATTAATCCATTCATTAGATTTAAGCAATCAAAAATAGTTCTTCTAAAGTTAAAGAAATCATCTTCTGATTGCAAGTAATACAAACCTTCTAACTTACACAATAGAGGAAATAATATATCATGTCTGCCGACTAAAACATGACTCATACCTGTAAGTTCTATAATTAAGGTTTCAAGCGGTTTAATCCAATCAATTCCTTCTTCTCTATCTGGCAATAGTTTATAGATTTGATTAGTTAATTTCACAAGCGTTTTTTGTACTGCGGCGTCATCTAATTCAATACCATACGTAGTTTCCATTAGAACCGCCCCCTTGTCTTATATAGCGGACGCATTTTCATAATTTCACCAAAGGTAGACCGCTGAATACCTTTAGTATCTTTTTTACGCCTTTTATATAATCTTTGCAAATGAAATGCTTGTGTTTTATAATTTTCCTTTAAAGTCTGTAATTTACTTATATGGTTTGCTTGTGATGTCATTTTAAAATCAGAACCGCTATACTGCATACGAATTAAATCACAAGTGGCTAGTTGTTGGTCTATCCACGGAATAACCATATAATTTGCTAACACATTTATTTCTTCTTTTGTCAGACAAATATTAAAAGACTGCAATTCCTCATCATAATCATCTAAATTCTGACGAGGAAATTCAAATAGTTGAATTGCCGCCTCTAGATATTCAAAAAGAGACTTTTCAGTCTCCTCTTGAGTTATCTCCATATACATATCATCTGTAATAATAGAAAAAAATGTTTTATAAACTTCGGAAAATGGTGTAACTGTTTCTGCCATATCACACCTCCCACAATATTAATTCACAACCTTATATGTTTTTAAAGGTTCGCTTTTTCTTGCTGGCTTATCATCTTCTACTGCGGCGTCCGCATTAATAGGAGCTGCCTTTCGTGCAGTAGTATTGTCTTGAACAACAGTCTCAGCTTTATCCTCTAACAATTCAATAGCATGAGTTACATCAAACTCTAATCTCTCTTTAATAAGTTCACGCTTACGATTATCGTTCAACTTAGTGCTTACAGCAAGATTTTTCATTTGATCGATTGCGCCATCTGGAGCGAAGTTCAAGAAATCCTCAAACTGTTCAAGAGTTCCAGAAGCAAGCAAAGTCTTAATATCTTCAGTTGTATAAAAATACTCTGGTTCAACTTCTCCAAGCAATTCCTGTGCCGCCTCTTTATTATTGATTGTTAAATAATTTCTTAAAATGTTTAAACTTGCGGGATTATAAGACATTGCTCTAAGTTCATCCATTGTGATTTTTTTCTTTTCTTTTGAACGGAAAGTTCTTACTAAATTATTCCGCTCTGGAATAGTATAAACTACAGTACCCATAACTTTATTGGATACTTCAATAACCTCTTCATCTTTTAGCATAGTTATTCTCCTTTTATCTCTAAATATAACAAAAATGGGGAGATTTAATATCTCCCCGTATTTATTTGTTAAGCTAATGCAATTTTATCATTACCATTAAATGGAATGTTGTTATTAATATAAACAGCCATATCAGAAGTAAATAGTGCAGTTACACCCATCTTCTTGTATGCCTGTACCTCACGAGACAAATCAGCGTTCTCGATTTCACGAACAATCGTTGAACCCTCAAGCGCAATCTTAACTGGCTTATTGTCTCCAGAAGCCATAACCCAAGCATAACGTGGATCAATAACCTTAGTATTGTTATTCTCATCTTCAAAGGATTGAGGAAGTACAACAACCTGATGTCCCTTGTAAACTGCGAAATAACCATTATTCCAATACTGCTCTTTCATACCATCAGACCATGCAGAGTAGTTTCCACCAGCAGAGCCAAGTGGCAACATTTCAGCCGCAAACTCGAAAGTACAATAAATAGCTGCCTTAGAACCATAAGAATCAACAATCTGAAGCAGACTGTCCATCTGGCTCTCTACGAAAGAATCTGCAACTACAATATTAGCAGCTGGCAAAGTATTGATAGTAGCCTTCAAAGCACGCTCAATCTCAAGATATACGCACTCATCAAGACCTTCCATAAGAATATTCAATACATCTGCAAATTCTACACGTCCATCAAGGAACTCTTCGAATCCCATCTGTGCAGCACCACCGAAAGCACTCGTCTCAACTTCATAGCTCTTACCATCAAGTTTGAATACTTCGTAGATACCAGCCAAACCAACTTTTGTAATAAACTGTTTAGCACGTCTCTTAGATGCTGCTGTAATCTTCTGTGTGAAGATTGGCTTATCACCTTGAGCAAATACCTTTGTCTCAGCGAACATACCATACTGCTGAAGAACTTTCTGTGGCAGTACGTCATCAATAGTCTCTTCCAAAATTTGGAAAATAACATTTTTATTCTCACGATACTTAGCATATGTTCCAGCTAGTTCGTTCAATTCATAGCGAAGTGTCTCATTAAGGTCAGAGTAACTAAAGTTCTCTCCATTGAAAGAGAAATTAGTTTTTACAGAAGGATCTGCCTTTGCGACAATCTTAGCTAAAGTTACAATGTTTTGTTTATCTAAAGCCATTTCCTATATCCTCCTTATTTAATTCTCTGAATCTTAACTGCTGGCTGACCATCAGGCATTGTAAAGTCCTTTGTCTTATCAACCTGCCATACCATCACTGCATCATCAACGCTACCTGTATAAGCCTCAAGGAAGCCATCTGCATTAGGTGCAAGATAAGTAGCATCAAATTCATCCTCAGACTTAGTTGAAGCGTAGTTACTTTCAGCTGCAGCCTTCAGAGTATTCATAATCATTACATCACCAACGTTAGTTTTCATAACACGTGGTGTCATTTGACCAGCGAAAGCGCCCAAACCGTCATGCTTAATAGTAGCAGAACCCGGCGTAAATGCGGACTTAATCATTGCATAGTCCTTATACATTTGCTCACGCTCATCATAAAGTTTAATTTCGTTCCATACCAACATTGGCTCCATCTTTGCCAAATCATCTGTGGTATCACGAGAAGTTGCATTAAGAGTACTTACTTCCTCTTGTGCATAATCATAGTATACAAACTGTCCGTTCTCTAGCTGATCGATATTCTCATTAGCAGGAAGAGATGCATAAATCTGGGACGTTCTTTGTCCAGAAAGATGAGTAGGCTCTACCTGACCATAACCGAAGCGACCTTTAGGAACGACTGTAAAAGTTTTCCAATTTGCTCCCATTAATATATCCTCCTATAATATTTATTTACTGTCTCTAATACGTTTTGCTGAAGCAATCCAAGCTGGAATCCCAGAATCTGCGCCATCTTCTTCAAGAGAAAATGTAGTAGCTGCAGGAGTCTCTTCACTTGTATCTTCTGCTAAATCAAAACTAACTTTCTTACGAACACAAATTACAGACAACTTAGCTTCAATATCATCTAAAGAATATTCTGTAATATGATCCGTAACATCCTTCTTATCAGCGTCAGATAGCATATAAAAACTATCAATCAACTGATGTTTCTTCTCTGTCTCAATGTTAGATTTGAACTTCTTCAGAGAATCGCACTCTTCCTTCAAAGCGGCAAACTCATTTGACAGAGCTTCAAATTTAGAGGTAACTTCATTGTATTTATTAACAATAGCTTCAGTTTCCTCTAGACTATATTTATCTTTCTTTTTATCATCTTCCTCAGAATCCTTTTCATCCTTAGAATCTTCGGAATCCTTTGACTCTGTTGAATTATCTTTTTCACTTGAAGCAGATTTTTCTTTTTTGTCCTCGTCCTCTTTAGCAAATTCAGAATTTTCTACAACTTCTGTAACTTCTTCAGTTACGGCAGTTGTCTCTGTGAACTCGCTAGTAGGCTCTTTTACTTCTGCTTTAGTGTTTTCAGCTTTCTTAGCCATTTCCTGTCCTCCTTGTAATGCAAAATTTAACTGTTGCATCATATTATATAATGTGTTAGTAAAATCATTATCAATAGAAAATGAAGCACTAACCTGTGGTGCAGTTACGCTAGAACCTTCAAAACATGGCTCTGTTTTATCACCTAATATACATAACTTTGAAAAAACCGCATCGTTTACTATAAAAAATTCCATTCCACTTTGGTTGTCTGTTGACCAATGCCCATCTAAAATATTCTTATCAAGCTCCATTGAATGTGGCTTACCATTATCAATAACAGCTTGACATTCTTCAAATTGACCTGTCCAAAGATATCCAGTAGTCATAAGATATTCACGAGTTTCAACATTGCCAAACTCATCAGTATCATCAAACTTCTGGAACCAGACTTGCGCATCTGGAGAAACAAAACCATAAGGAACTGTTTTACATTCAAACTTCACACCCTCATCATCTATAATGATTTGATGCCCATGATCCGCAAAGTCCTCAGAATCTTTTTTATAATAACCAACAATAGGCGCTCCTCTAAGCGTCTTTGCCATTTCTGTAGCAACCTCTTTTGAAATAAAAGACTTATTTCTATTTTTGCCTGTATACAAGACTTTAATCTCACACGCAGACATAAGAGGATTTATGTCTAAAGGTTGCAAATTTATAAATTCCGGATTATCCAAAGTAGCAACTGACTGGTGCATACTTTTATCCTCCTCATAAAGTCTTTAATATATTCTAATTTTCTACAAATCCCCTAAACAAAAATTGACCTTAACTAGCCGATTCTTTGTTTTGCAAAGTTTTTGTAGACTTCTCTGTATCATCTTTCTCTGGTCTGCCGCCTTTTGCTTTGTCTGTGTCAGTTACAGCAGTTTTCTTTTCTGTTTTAGAATCAGTATTACCTTCTTTTTTATTTAAAGCGTCCGCACTCATTGTGTTAGATGACATTGGTGGAACAAATACTGAAGCTAAGTCAAGAACATCATTTTCAAAATGCGCAGTCGCAATAATTGAACTTTGACTTTGACCAAGAGCTAATTGAGGTAATATTTTAGAATATCCTAATTGAACATTATCTTTATAAAGTTTTGCTAACTCTTTATAATTATATATAGTAGTCGGAAGAATTTGACCTCTAAAATAGAATTTTTTAGGATTTTTATTAAACTTTGTATTTAAAATAAGATTTATAAAATTCTCATATTGAGCAACTAAATTGTAAATTGATGCTTCATCATTAGCAATAGAATACTGTAATGCAATATTACCATCTGCATTAAACTGTAATTGCGAAACACCTGCTTCATTAAAGATTGCTCTTTCTACTTTCTCTAATTCATCTGTTGTAGTTGTAGTGCTATTATCTGCTAAATCTGCAACATCGACTTCCGCAAAAGTAGTCAATACATCAATACCGATTGCTTTTCCTAACATAGCAACCGCATTATTATGTAATTGTTGCATTTCATCAATATCAAAAATTAATTCACCATTTTTATCCATTGGCATTTTTTGAATAATGATTTTTAACAGTTGTTGTTTCATTTTTCTTCTATCCAACTCTTGTGCTTCATCCAAATCAATAATTGCGGGAATCACAGATATCATTGGAGGGAAGTCAGCATCATTAATATTAAATTTAACAGCACACTCAGGATCGAGCATGTACCAACCTCTATCATCTCCATTATAATCTGGTCTTAATTTGTTTTGATGATATTTATTATATCCTTGTTGAATTTCTTTTGGAAACAACTTTAATACTCTTTGACGATACTCCGTATCACGAAATTCTTCATCAAAGTATTTTAAATTTAATTCTACAACCGCACGTCCGCTACGCCCATATCTACTTCTACAATATGCTACAGGAAGTTCTTGAACTATAACTTGGTCTTTCAGATAAATAAGATACCCATAGAAACTACCATTCTTCATTACTTTTAAAGATATATTACCAAATAGCTTTTTCAATTCAGAGTTATCTAAATAATATAGAGCGTCATTAAAAGACTTTAATACTCTATCATTACCTTTTGATTTTACATTATCAGATATAATATATGGAGTAATCCACCAATCAAACTTATATAGATAAGCCATATATCTGCATAATCTAGCATAAATACCAGATACTCGATAAAAGAAATTAGATATCTCTCTCATTTTCTTATAATCTTTTCTTGCTATAGCGTCAAGTACGAATTTTTTGTCTGCCAGTTGCGGGTTAGCATCCTTCAAATCGCCCATTCGCAATACTGCATCATCAAGTGTTTTTGTGCCTACCTTCATTTTAGAATAGTCGATAGGTTGATGCGTAGAAAACTGTTGAGGAGCGTAGTCCTCTTTCTCTAACATACGAATAGAGAAGCCTTTTTTCTTTATCTCTGCTTTTCTATCAATCAAAAGATAAGACACCTCCATCTATCTTCACTTTAATTACATTATACCAGAAATTTTCTCAAAAGTCAACTCTTAAATATAACCTGCTGACCGCATAATGTAATCATAAGTGATAATTTGTTCATCGGTATAAGGAATTTCAATTAACTTATACCCATGTAAGCGGCAATACTCTCTTTTAAGGTTATCATTATACTGCTGACGTTTTAAACCTGATACGCCGCCAAACTTTGACTTAGCAACATAATGTTGAATACCTTGGAACTCTATCAAGAAGTCTAAATCATCACAATCATCAAAAACAGCAAAATCAAACCGCAAAGGTTTCCCATTGCTGCTATTTAAATCTGGGAATGAATATTCTTCTTTAAAGTTAAGCTGTGCCGCACTTAGAATTTCTTCTATTTTAATTTCTCCACGACTTGCTCTCATTCATTTTTCCTCCTATAATAATTATAAGAGTGTATTTTGCTTACGTTAGATATGAAAATACACCCTTATATCTTATTCACTTTTGTCCTAATTCATCATCATTAAATCTTTGATGCTGAATTTTCTTTTTCGATTTCTACTTTCTTCTTCTTTCTTAATGTAATATAACCCATAAATTAATGCAGAAAATTTATCATGCTTGATTGATTTAGAATCAGGCTTTAATATGATATTTACGCCTTCGTTTTCTTCTACCAAATTCATCATTTGACTCTTTAATGCAGTAGTTAAAACAAAAGGCTTTAAATATGTCTCTCTCTGCGCAGTAGACATATTTTGTCCCAGTTTCGTTTCCATTAACTTTGCTTTTGCAGATGCTTCATCTTGTAAAAATTTTACTTTTCCACTTAACATTTGCACTTTAGTATATGAATACATTTCTGTATTCAAAGGTGCATTTGCTTTAATTAAGAATAAAGCATCATTTTCAACTCCAACACCTTTAATCTTTTTATAAGGATCGGTTGCGTCTTCCGCTGTTCCGCCTTCTACTCCAAACGGAGGTAACTCTTCACCTGTTTCAGGATCAATTTGACCTCTAGTTAAGAAATCAACGAAACCAGCTCCGATGCCGTTTGCATCAAGAGCAATCGTCCTTGCTTTATATTTGTAATATATTTTCTTTATTTCTATTGCTTGATCTTCAAAATGCTCTGCCTCAAGAGTATAAAGATTTACAATAGACTTCAAAAATGGTCCAGTCGGTTGCGGCGTTACTTTTATTACAGAAACCTCTGTTGTACATGCAAGACGTCCAACATCGACTCCTAATATGTAATAAGCAGATTTTGAAGAACGTCCGCTATGCTCATATTCTGGTTGTAAAAGAACTCTATATTTGTCAAAATTATCAGAGGAGAAAAATGCGTTGACCGCATCTCCACTCCAAATGCTTCGATACTCTCTATCAAAAGAGTCTTCCGCATAAGTTCCATTTGACTTTAACTGATCAACAAAATCTTCATCCAACAATCCTTCTACAACAGGAGTTTCATAGGTTCCGCCCATAATCATTACTTCATCAGGCTCAATTAAAGACATAATAAGCAATTCTATTAATTTACTATAAGCAAAAGACGAACGCCATCCTGCTGTAGTGATATATATTTGTGATTTATTAACAACTTCTGTATTATTTCGTGTTCCATCTGGCAATAGACGAGTAACGTTAGTTGTAGGAATTACGATTTCATTTAGTGCTGTTTGATCAATAAGAACACACTCTTCCATAAGCCCACCTGTTCTACGTTGACCTCTAGAGCTTTCTTTTGCTGCTAACACATCTATAACAGAACCATTTTTAAAAATATATTTAACATCATTTTTAGATTTTTTAGACGCTCCTCTATCGAAATTAATTTCATTCGCTAGAGCTGGAATTAACTGACATATCTCATCGATCTTTGCGCAAGTTATGGAGGCTGCTTGTTCCTTCATTATGTTACCCCAAAGGCTTTTTATCCTTTGGTTCTTACATTTTGTTTCATGTAAGTTCAGCATACCTTTTCAACTTCAACTTTACTTGCTAAGCTGCCGCGGTCTCGTGGGCGGATTATATCTTTTCACCGCCTATGCGTTGCCCCTGTCTACGCTTCGCGTATCCTTCGGTTCTGATTCCCATTTCAAAGTCCCAGCTTAATCCCGCAGTTTTTCATACTAAATTTCTTTAATATGCGGCAAGTTTTTTAGTTTTTATGATATTTACTACCATTTTGAATAAAATCTAAATAATGTTCATATTTTCTATCTAAGTAAACATTACTATCTTCATAAATCCAGTTTAAAAAATTTAAAACATCTTGATAGGCGCCAAATACATATCTTTTTGCGCCATCTGTTCTATGAACTGTAAAAATTTTATTATCTTTATTAACATTTTCAATATTATCAAGAAACCCCTTTATAAAATCTTCGGTTCCTATAATACCAACTTGAAAACAGCTATCAGTATTTGTAAACCAACCGTCTCCGTCAAAATATCCTCTAATAAAATGCTTAATTAAAGTTTTAGGAACTTGTTCTTCAGTTGGAAATTTTAATATTAAAGATTTTTTAGGTACACATCCTTTATCAATCAAATCTCTTTTACAATTAGCACTTCTAAAAGACATTCTATAAGACTTAGTTGATTCTCTATAGCTAATTTTATTAGAGATTCCCATAAAATCTCTAAATTTTTCAATATGTTTTAAATCTTTTTCTGCTAACCCTAGTTCAATCTTATCTTCTGATGAACCAACACTTCCGTCAGCATAAAGAAAACCTAGCCAATAAGCTTTTTCTTCTGAATCTATAGTTTCAAAATTAGTTAGGACGTTTTTTGCACTCATAATGCTCCTCCTTTATATATAAAATTAAATTAATATAGTTTACCGCCCGTAGTTACAAACAAATGAGAACCGGGATACAAAATACATCTCAACATCAAGACCATCATTGATAGAAATGACTTTGAATATGCACGGGGAAATGTCGCATACACATATCTATGTCGCATTACAACACGAAGAAATATTCTCTGATACGTATAGAACTTAAAACCTTTATAGCTTTTTAATGTTCCATTCCTTTGAGCGTCCGCATATCCGCTTAACTCATCTACCAATAAATCTGGATATTGTCTATAAAAGGCAATCATAGTACGTAGATTACCTAATTGCGCTTTCAGTCTTTCTTCTGAAAGACCTTGTTTAGTTATATTACTTTTAGAAGAAGATAAGTCTAAGATAGTTTGTAGACTCATTTTTTATTCCTCTATTTCATTATCTTTTCGATGTCCTTCTGCGATAGCCGCTTCATAGTCAACCAAATCTTTATCTGTAAGTTCTGGTACTTCTAATCCCTTAGCTTCCGCTTCTTCTCTATCTCTCTTGTTCTCATCCATTGCCTTACGTAATGCAATATATTCTTCTATTTGTCGAGCAAGAGAAGTATCAGTATAGATAAGATTTCTATTATACTCTTTTAAGTCTTTAATAATCTTATCAATAACATCTTTATCTGTTGAAATATCATAAGCGGGGATTCTGCCGCCTTCTCGTTCACAATAGGCAACCATGTTACCAACACAATCAACAAATTCTGTTTCTTGTTCTTTCTTCTGTGCGGCAGTAAATTTAGCTGACTTCCGCATAGCTTCATATGCACGAGACAGCTTATTAAAAGTTTCTACATCGCCTATATCGTATATTATTCCTAACTTTCATTAGGTATGGACTATCTCTTCATCATTGTTTTAATGATGCTTTGCGCTTCCATTTACGTATCAATAGTAAATGTACTCTACTCACTCTATATAATAATAGGCTTTCGATAGTCTCTACACTTTATATTTTAGTTTTCCATTTATATCCATATGCAGTTTTATCTTCTTTGTCTAGCACTCTTCCAATTAGCCCATGACTTACATTTAGCTGTCTTTCAGCTTCTCTTATACCATCATATTCTTTTATTAACTCTAAAGTATTTTTATCTAGTTGACAAATCTTTATTCTTTTATCTCTATTTATCTTGTTTTTAGCTTCTTGACTTTGATGTTTGCCGTACATTGGATTATTTTTACCTTGATATAATTTTGAACGCTCTTTTTTACGTTCGTCAGTCCAATATTGTAAAGATTTTATTTGTAACTTTTGTTTAGTTTCTTCAGAATGATGTTTCCCATACATATGATGATTTTTACCACTATTTTTTTCGCTTATTTTTTGATTTATTTCTTTGCGTTTTTCTAAAGAGTAACCATGAGAAACGTTTCCTCCTTGACCGCCATCTGCAATATTATAATAATTTGGATTATTAACTGCATTATATAATTTAATATAAAAACATTCTTTATTATTTAATTCTTCTTCATTGTTGCATATGCACAGTATGTCTTTTTTAAAATTTTCTTTTCCATACTTTTTTATTGCTCTTTTAAGAAGAACTCCACTACCTAAGTAATTATCATTTATGTCTCCAATATGTTTACCTATATACTTTTTATTGTTAATTAAATTAGTTGTTAAATAAACATAGTATTGTTTACTCATATTTTTTCACCTCCTTTTATAGAATTAAAAATAAAAAATGGAAAACTTAAATATCTTAGCACGGTATTACCATATCTTTTTTAAGACTTAGGTTTCACCGTTAGCCGCTTTAAGCGACACCCTTGATAAGGTTCACAAAGTTTAAAGGCGACCGATTTTCTTCTTTAATCGCCTGGTTCATTTTCAAGTTGGTTTTGCAGATAAGTTTTAATGTACTAATGGTATCCGCATCTTGAATATCAAATGATTCACACATTTCATTATAAAAATTTTCAAGAGCAATCCAATCAGACGGTTGATATGTTGAACCCCATTTAGTTGCTAGATAAATTTTATCTTCGTTGGTAAGGTTCTTGCCGGGATCAACAAATTCTGCCATCACTTCTTGCGAAACTCCTAATGGCGCAGGACCTCCCGGTACGACGCCCGCACTGCCAGCCGCCGCAGTACTCATAATAACACCCATAGCTTGTTCATCTAAAGATTGCTTTTGAACATTTGCGCTTGCTAAGGTTTTGTACTGCGCCTCTGAAATCTGTCCACTTTCAAATTGCTTTTTGAGTTGCGCATCTCTAATAGCAACATCTGGATTATTTTCAAGAAAACGCTTTTTATCTTCTTCTTCTTTGTTGCGGAGCCATTCGGTATCCTTCCAACTATATTCTTTATATTGCATAATCCGCATCTTAGAAAGGTATTTACCGAATACAGAGCCTAGTTTTTTAGGGTCTTTAGCAAATGCGGTATTCCGCACTTTATCCCACTCATGTTCCACGTAAGGGACGTCCGCATCCTCCAAGAGCCAAAGAAAAGTTTCTGGATCAAATGGATCGACATGCATAGTAATACATTTTTTGCACATATCCATATAAGAACCATCGCTCTTCCGCTTATAAAAGTTGGATACGTTCATAACGCTTCCGCATTTAGGACATAACTTTGTTTCTTTTGCTTCCGTTTATTCTCACCTCTTTCTTTTTTGATTTGGCTTTTTATTGCGGCAACACTTACACACACTATAAAAGCCATCTTTGCTTGTACTATTTTTTGAAAAAAAGTGATTATGAGCTAACTTAATTTGTCCACATTTTGAACATTTTTTCCATTTGCCGCGCTCTACATTAGTATAGTACCAAGTCAACATATCTCCTTGCTCTTGTTCAGCCAAGAGTTTAGGAATCTTTTTCCGCCATAATGAAGAAATATATTCTACAGAATTTTTTATTCCAAATTCTTCCTCTAGTAATTCTTGAATTTCCGCATTTGATTTACCATCAATTTTATAAATCAATAGGTCATAATATAAAGGATATTTTTGCGGCAGCGTCCGCTCTATCAGGTCATCGAGTGACTCCATGAGATAGTATGAATCGCTGTAAAATTTACTCCATGCTTCTTCTTTAATGCGGGAATAGTTGCATAGAAGTGCGGAAATATGCGTTGGGTTAAGTAAAGAGCATAGTCCGCTGCTTACAATTTCTCCTTTTTCATTTATTGAAAATTCTTCTGATAAATCTATTTTACTGAAGGATTTGGTTGCGTTCATCATATACATTGGTGGATGATATGTGCTTTTAATGACGTATTGATCTTGACACATTTCAATAATTTGTTTCTTTAATAAATATTTTTTGCGACCGGTTGCCGCCTTCATTTGGACTTTTACCTCTTCTATTGCGTTAGCCAACTCCCGCAATTCAGGTATTTCTTCCAAATCTTTTGGCGTAATTGGAGCTTTTGGCATAAATATAATATTTTTGTCATTTGCTATCATATTGTAGATGCCGTCCTCGCCATTTTCTAGCTGTCCCACTAAACCTTGAAAAGACATTTCGCGCCTATTAACTGTAACCATATGGTTTTCGGTTAAAATCTTTTTCTCTTTTCTCTCTTTTTTATCCATTGCGAATATTATATAATCACTTAGAATTTCTAAGTATTTAGGTCTTAACTGTTCAGGAGGAGTTTCTGCTATTATTTTTTTTACCAACTCGTTCCTTTCTTCTGGGGATTCGAGTGAATAATCTAGTTTTGTCATTCTTGGTAAACTCTCCTTTCTCTTTATACTTCTATTATATCAGAAATTTTCACGAAGGTCAAGTTCTGTTAATTGACAAATTAAAAATTTTTTGTTATAATATTTATAGAAAAATAAAGGAGAATAAGAATATGATAATATCAGCATTAGAAATGCACGAAAAGGCAACTAGCTATGGTGCGGAAGAGTTTTGGAACGACCTTATGGAATATATGAAAGCAAATGCAGAAAAATATCAACAGCAATGTAGCTTTAGAGTTTCTGCGGCGGTCATGCTAAATCTTAATGTAGAAGCTAAACTGATTAAAGCGGGATATGAGGTTCGGTTTTTAGATTATGATGAGGTTAATGATATGTATTATATTCAAATTTTTTGGGATGATATTGCTATAAATGGATGGGAGAGAAAAGAGTATGATGATTACAGTATAGAGGATGGAGAAGGAGAAACTGAAGTTTAGTTAGAATTGTACCTTGATAATTGAATATTTTTGAAGAGAACCGTACTTTTATTTTAAAATAACTTTTGGAGAGGTATATCTTATCTCCGTATTTTCGTTTTAAAATAACTTTTGGAGAGAGTTTAATTATTTTTAATGTCTCCGTATTTCTGTTTTAAAATAACTTTTGGAGAGAGTGTTTTCGTGCTAAGCCTCTATCAATAAAAATAAAAAAATTTTTTCCCGAAACCTGCCCCCCCCTATTAAAAAGCTACGACATCGGTTCAGTCTGGGTGTGCT